GTGCAAAGTGTTGATAAGCAGACGATAAGAAATGAAAGAGGAATTCTTTTAGGGGTTACATGTATCTGGTTTGATAATAATAAGTGTTTGCAAAAACATAGATTCAATACAAAGGATTTAATAAAGATATGATATGTTAAAGTTTACAATATTAAATAATAAAGTAGTAGTTGATCCAAATATAATATTACTAAGTGATTTAAATAAACTTTATAAACATGGCACGCGAGGAGAGAGATTATTACAGGTGATCTATTATACACATTCTAGGGATGTGGATAACCCTTTTAGAGATCTTGATCAAATAACTGTTGAAGAAAATGTTGTAAGTGCTGTATTTAAAAAGAAATCTATGGATGAATTGAAGCTCACTACTACAGAGAAAGAGCTATTCAGGCTGGCTGAGAAGACTTATTTGAAATATAATATGACATCTGAGTCTAGGCTAGAAAAAGCTATAGATAAAAAATTAGACGAGATTTCAACATTATTAAATGATACTATGCCAGTAATTGAAGAATCTGTTACAAAAAATGGGGAAGTTAAATTTACTTCCAACCTTAATATCATCCTTAATCTATTTACTAAAATAGAGACTATAATGAAAAGTAAGACAGTACTTCAAAACGCTATTAGAAAACAAGAAGGAGGAGGCAGAGTTAAAGGGGGAGGATCAACCAGTTTCAGAGAGATGGGTATTCTTTCATAATAATAAAAAGATATGTATATAAAATATAGAGCTGAGTACGATAGATTTAATGATAGGTTATTACCCTTTCTTGTAAAAGAAGATGGTAAAGTATTTAATGGTAATTTCGAAGTTACTAAAGCTTCTAAGTATATTAGAGGTATTAGGACAGGGGAAGAAGAGATACATCTGTATGACTACTTGGTTTATAGACCATTACCTAAACCGTTACTAGATTTAGGAGAAATGCCAAACGTACATCCTCAAAGTTATGAGATGCAGGTATGGTATAAAAAGATTTACAGGGCCTTAAAAGAAGGTGTTACTGTTGGACAAGAATATTATAATCCTTTTTTTGTATTCTGGATTCTAGTTTTTATATTTGAAATTCCTTTATATGATAAAAAAGGAAATGTAATACCAGAAGGATCTGAGATAGGAAGACCAATTTATTCTACTATAGATAGGTATATATTTGATATTATGTGGAAAGCATATAAGCAAAGAAAATATGTGGCCTTTATGTCTGGAAGGGGTATTGGTAAGTCCTTTATCACTACTTCAATCGAAGCTTGGTATTATACGATATTCGATGGACAGGAAATAATTGTTTCTGCAACTTCTGACCCAATTGTGGAAGAGGCTTGGAGTAAAATGGTAGACACTTTTGATTTTATTGAGGACAAATATCCTGGAATGAGGCAGAAAAGAATACTTAATAGTACTAAGCATATTTTAGCAGGGGAAGAGTATTATGACAACCAAGGTGACCTTAAAAAGAGAGGATCTAAAAATGATATTAGAAGGTTTATTTATGGTGATAATCCCAACGCTACAAGGGGTAGACGTCCTCATTTTCAGCACGTAGAGGAGTTCGCAGCATTTCCATCACACCCATCAAAAGGGTCTCTTAAAAACGTTATAGGACAGTCTAAAGGTTCGTGGTTAATCCAGGGATCTATTAAAAAAGCCTTTGTAGTTTTTACTGGAACTGGTGGTTCTGTTAATAATAAAGATGCGGAAGCGGTATTTACAAATCCAAGAGGTTTTAATATTATAGAAGTAAATGAGTGGGGGAAACCTACTGGATTATTTATTCCTACATTTCTAAAGTATGGGGGAACCTGGGAACATAGAGGAACACCGAATATACAATTAGCGCTAGAACTTATTATAGAGAAACGAAAGGGATTAGAGAACGACCCAGTTTCCTACATGATGGAATTACAAGAATTTCCTATAAATCTAGAAGAGGTATTTATTGTAAAAGGTACTAATATCTTTAATCAAGATAAGATTGCTGAACAGATAGCCAAAGCTAAGATGCATAAAGATGAGCCTTTTGAAAGAGGGAGACTTGAATATATATTAGATGGTAAAGGAAATGTTGAGGGAGTTAAGTTTGTAAAATCTGCTCTGGGCGATATTTATATAATAGAACATCCTACCTCAGGCGAGAATGGTAAGATTTTAAATAATCTCTATGTAGCTGGTCTGGATAGTATAGATCAAGGTGTAATGGACTCTTTAGTAGATGGTTCTAAACTTGCTATGGCTGTTAAAAAAAGAATATCTAATAACATGTTTAAAGAAACTAGTAATCTTTATGTGGCATTTTATTGTAAAAGATCAGATTATGTCAGGCAAGATTATGAAAATGCTTTAAAACTAAGTATGTATTATAATTCTAGAATAAATCTAGAGTATACAAAAATAAATATCATATCGTTTTTTAGAGAGCGAGGCCAGTTTTGGCGCTTTCTACAAAGACCTTCAATTGCAATTGGGTCAAATGTTAGTGGAGCGAAAGCAAGTCAACTTATAGGATCTCCAGCAACGGCTCATGTCATTGCACATCAAGATCAAAAGCTGGCTGATTATATAGACGATTATTATTATAATATCACATACCTACCTGTATTAGAGCAACTTAGGGATTACTCTATGGAAGCAAGAACTAAGTTTGACTTTGTTGTTGCTATGGGGCTAGCTGAACTGGCGGATGAAGACTTCTTAGGAAAACCTGCTACAGAGGGTGGGCAAGCATCTGAAGGTATAAAAATGTTTGGGTTCTATAGAGATGAGTCGGGAATAAAACGTTGGGGAGAAATACCTGAAAAAAGTAAAGAGATAAAAAGTGCTGCTGTTGATCATTTACAAGAAATGGAGGATGACCACAATCTTCCGTTTAATTGGACAGAAACGTAATGTTTTAAAAAAAATTTAGTATTATTAAAAATATAAACAGAAGAACGTGATAGAAGATTATTTACCATATAAACATGAAGTCAGTTTATCGGATAAAGAAAAGCTAAAGGATGAATATTTTCATTCTATGGCAAATTACTATATTCACACTCATTACTATAATAGAAGCCAAGTAACATCTGCTAGAAATTACTATTCAAGTATTAGGGGAGAAGAAGATTTTCAATATTTAGAAGATATTTATGGGATGCAAAATCCTATTGATTTAGGCTTCACTAATATAATAAAACCAAGAGTTGACGCTTTAGTAGGTATGAGTTTACTATCTGAGCCAGATTTTAAAGTTCATTATACTGATAAAGAGACCATAGAAGAAGTAAAGAAGGAAAAGTATACAGAAGTGACTGAAGAGCTTTTTACATATATTGAACGATCTGTGGATTCTAAAAGCAGGGCTGCAGCAAAGGGTGAACAGCCTACTAAAAAAGAAAGCGACACTAATGCAGGGATAAAAGACTTTTTGGCTAAAACTACTAAAAAGTACTCTTCAGAGTATATGTCTTCTTTTCAAATAGCTGCAGAACATATAATAAAACTAATTGAGGGGGATGACACCATAGATTTAGCTAATGTTAAAAAAGAGCTATCTAAGGATTACTTCATAACTGGAGAAGCCTATACAAAAACAATACACAGGGGAAAAGGTAAAAACCCTTCCATAGAAATAATTCTTCCTGATTTTTTCTATTCAAATAGACCAAGACTTGATAAAGATTTAAAAAGAGCAAATGTAGTAGTATATAAAGAGAGAGTTTCTCCTCACCAGGTTTTAAAGAAGCTAGGTGATAAAATAACTAAAGGAGATGCAGAAAAGATGTTCTCGTACTACGGTTCTTTGTCAACAGATGAGGTAGCACTAGCTGGGGGAGCACCTGATGCTAATACATACAATACTCCTCAGGACGATATGCATCAACTGGATTCTTTTTACCTTAAGACTGGTTGGCAAAATGGCCCTTTAAATGGTTATGGTAATACAGAATATACTGGACCATTAGTAGATCTATATCATGTTGAGTGGTTGGCATCTACAAGAATACCAAATGGTAAAGGAAGTTTTGTTTATAGAGAAGACAGATATGAATGTTACAGACTTGGGCATGATATCTATATAGGAGGAAGAAGATGTGATGAGGCTTCTAGAACAAAAGAAGAGCCTTGGAAAACGGCCCTTTCATATAGTGGAGTTATAAATGTATCTAGAAGTGGGGTAATCCATTCCCTGGTAAATTCTATGAGAGAACTTCAAGATCTTTATGATATAATAATGTTCTTTAGAAATAATGCTGTGGCACATTCTGGGGTATCAGGTTCTCGTGTAAACGTGGCCGCAATACCAAAAAACCTTGGTAAAAAGTTTATGGATAGACTTACCAAGTGGATAACACTTAGAAAACAAGGAGTTGAACTTATCGATCCTACAGAAGAGGGGGCGGCATTATTCCAGCACTATGGAGAATTTAATGCAGCAGTTGATGGCAAGACTATAGAATCTATAAATGCAATACTAGAATCACTAGCGGTGCAGGCAGATATTCTAAGCGGCGTACCGCGACAGCTTTTAGGCATTATAGAAGAGAGAGACGCTGTAGAAAATGTTAAGACTGGAATTAATCAGGTATCTATATTATCATTAGAGATGTTCCGAGATGTTGATAGATGTTTAAATAGAACAGTTCAAAAGACATTAGACATATTTAAATATGCTTATAGAAAGAAAACACTCCAAGGTGTGTATAAAAATGGTCTCGCTATGATTCCATTTACACTAGCTCCTAACGAGTTTTCTATGACTGATTATAAAGTATCTGTGGTATCTTCTGGTATAGAGAATGCTAAGTTATTCAAAATCCAGCAATTAGCTAAAGAATTTGTTTCTGCTGGCGTTATTGATCCTGATGTTTTAGTGAAAATAATAAATAACAAATCTATTCACGAGGTTGAATATATACTTAGTTTAGCAACAGCCGCTAAAAAAGAAGAGAATGCTAACATCCAACAGATGCAACAGCAACTTGAAGAGGCGAATGGTCAAATTAATAAGTTACAGGGAGAAATAAACAGACTTGAGAATAATGCTAAACAGCAACTTGAGGGTAGACTTGAACTTGATAGAGAGAAGATTTCTGGTGATTTGAAGAACAAAGAAGAAGAAATAAAAATCAAGAAAGAAGAGACAGAAAATAAAAAGGTTGTTTCTGAAAAAGAACTTGCAATAAAAGGAGAACTTGTGCAATTAGAAAGAGAACAGCTTTTATATGGGCCAGGAAGTAGTAAAGAGATAAAAAATAACGTTTAATTATGAATATAGATAGCATTTTAGTACAAGATACAAATGGTGATCTTGCAAAAGATATATTAAAAAATAACCTGGATAAAGAGGCTTTAAGTGTTTGGTTTACTGATGTAGATAAATCACTAAAAAAGATTGTAAATTTTTCAGTTAATAATGTTAGATATGATAGTATCCCAAATATTCAGGGTGGTACATATATGACTTTTTTAACATATAATGGAACTGCTGGATATAAAGATAAATTATTCTCTACAGTAGTAGCTTCTGATGAAGGAGTCTTTTTTAGAAATGAGCCTCCAGTTTTACGCTATGATCCAGCACATTTATTTGATGTGACGAGTTTTGAGGATTTTACTGATATAGTACTAGATATAAAAATGTATAATGGTTCAATAGACGTACTTAATTATGCAGATACTAGAATGGGTGAAGGGCCACTGGTAAAAGGAGATCGCGGATATATAGTAAAATCAAGAAGATCCTTTCCTACAAAAGTAGATACTATACCAAATGTAGAGGGAAAAAGACTATTCTTAGATGGCTGGTATTCTTATACTCAAGTTATATTTAAAGACCTAGAAAATGGTGACCCAGTTGTAGCTAATAATTTTTATTCTTTTAGAGGAAGAGTTTATAAAGCAAGTGAATATGGAGTTTTTTATGAGGGTGAGGATGTAAATGGACTAGTTGTACAACTAGATACTGGTGAACGTGCAGAAGCATCACTAGTTGCTGTAGGTGAATTAACATATGAAGAAATTTTATTCAGTTTAAATGAAACTGCTGATTTATCGCCACAAGCAAACTCTGTTTTTCTACACTCGCAAGTACTTATAACTG